CCCCTCCGCTAGCTAATTCCTTTTCAGGAGATCTTGTCATGCCAGTCAACATCCATTTTGTTCGCGCTGGTCACACCCACTCCGTTCACCTTTGTGAGCACGACGAGCTGGTCTCTTATGAGCCCTTTTCTGTCCGTGTACTCGCTTCTGGTTTTTCGGGCAGGGGTGGCCACGAGCGATCTCTTGTGATGTTCAGTTTTCGTGAAGCTGAAGAACGCTTCCGCGACTGGGCACTGTATGACGTGATCACCGTTCACACATACGTACGCGCCTTAGATTTGGTGCGCACACTGCGTGAACGTTTTCCTGATCAGTGTTAGTTAGCAGAGAGAGTCCCTTTAGGTAGTTCACCTACCTCACGGCCGCTCACGAGAGCGGTCGTGGTTCGTACTTGGAGCCTGCTATGCCATTGACCTCTAACAGTTCAGTCCGTAAGTCACGCAAGTATAGGCTTAACGGGGACGGAGCAGTGATCTACGACGCTACGGATACTTCTTATAGTGTCAATTTCACTGTCTCCCCGAACCCGTGTCTTAACTTGGGTAACCATAAAGACCCCACTCCTTATTCCTTTTCAAAGGTTGAAGAGTGGCCTGCGGATGGTCAACAAGTAGAATGGATAAAGTCCAACTACTGGAATGGCTCAGCATGGGTAAACGGCATCTTCTTCTACCGTGGCTTCGGTCCAGCGCCCGGTCAGCATTGGTATGACTACTCGCTCACGATCCCTCGTGACGATGGTTATAATCGATGCTTGTCCAAGCTTTGGGACGAAGTTAAGCAATCGGAAGTTAGCCTAAATACCACCATTGGCGAGGGTCGCGAGACTCTCGCCATGCTCTCCAGCGTACGGGGATCCGCCCTTCGTCTTCTCCATGATCTGCGCAGTCCGCGTAGGCTTCTTCGAAGCCTGCGCTCTCTGGGCAGGGAGTTGACTAATAACCCACTCCAATCCGTCGGATCGGTGTGGCTAGGGTGGAGTGTGGGATGGAAGCCTCTTCTCAGTGATCTAGAGAACCTTTCAAACCACATCCTCAGCGCAAAAGCCGAGTCTATCGTCTTCGAGGCCAAGGCCCGCTCCAGTTGGCAATTCGAGGATGCCATTTTTGATGGCATATCGAACTACTATTGGGACGGAGACCGCGGTAAATCCGAGACGTTGCGCTACTCTCATCGGCATCACATGTCGATGAAGTATAGCATTAAAGACTTGAATCAGTACGAAGTGTGGCGGGCAGGGTTGACCGTGAGGCCAACTCTGGCTTGGGAGCTCACTACGCTGTCCTTTGTTGTCGATTACTTCTTCAACATGGGTCAGCTTCTCGAGCTACTCGAAGCCAGTTGTTTCAACAACGGTATCGAGTTCGTCTCTGGCTATTATACCGAGACGTCCAAGGAGGAGCGCACCTTTGGTCTAAACTGGACCACAGATCGCCCTGTGGACCCTAATGGGAACATCACCGCGTACTCGGCTAACTACCGTGGTCGCAAAGTGATAATTACGAAGTCGAGATCGCTCTTGGCTGCGTTTCCCACGCCGGTCCTTCCCGTTGTCAAAATCCCTAAAGCATCCGCGCCGCTCTTGAATATTGCAGCGCTGCTTTCTAATCTCATTTCGAGGAAAACTTAGATGATCACCAACATGTCGACCATTTCTCTGATTGACAAGGCTGCAACGCCTGTCAATCACAGCTTCGGCCCCGCCTCTCGTGTCGCGGAAAACACCGCCCGTTGGCAGGATCGTGAACACAACAGTGGTATCGCAGCAGGTTTTTCTACCTACTCGCTAACACTGCGTGAACCGACCGCCACCGGTGGCGTCTACCGCGTGAAAGCAACTCTCGCCATCCCCAAGCTTGACCTCACCGTCCCGGCAGTGCCGAAGGTGTTAGGTGTAGCTCGGGTGAACTGCGAGTTTATCTTCCCGGACGTTATGAGCGATCAAGATCGTAAGAACATCACAAAGATGTTCCACGATTCCCTCACTCAAGACTCGGCTTCTGCTGTCGGCGACAATATCGCCGGCATCACTTTGCCCTACTAACGTTCAACAGGAGATCTCCGTGCTTTCTAAAGCCGTTAAAGCAACCTTTAGGTCGCTCTGCAGCTCTCTTGACACACCGAGGAGTTTAGCCGCTTGGCTCATGCTTTCTAATGATGAGCATCTTCAGTTTTCTCAAATGGAGATTAAGCCGCTGAACTATTTGGAGCACGAACTTCACAAATTCCGTGACGACTACTTAATCACCGAGTACCTTTCAAAGTACAAGGGATTAAATACCGGCGTGGACCTTGCGGAGGTCGCATACGGCAGCTTTGTTGCTGCTGAAGATCAGTGTCGCGAAGCCAACGGACGTATAAGAGGGATCTGGACCCGCAGCGGAAGCTGCGGCTGGCTCGACATTTTTTGTCGTGCCCAGTTAAAAATCCAGTCCTGCCTTGGTACGCATCCGTCGTGGCGGAAGCTAGCTGATCGCTTCAAATGGGGTCCAGGTGCCACATCGACGCTGAAAGGTTTCGATGCGCGCATAGACTCTAAGCTCCGTGAGGAGCAAATCAGTGTCACGAAGAAGGCGCTGCCCTATCTTAAGGCAGCTATGGCCTGCGATTATGCTTGGTTGCATGCTCGTAGCCTAGACGCTGAGGGCCCTACGACTCTGCTTGACAAAGAGTTTCTTGTCGTGCGAGGGTCTAGGGGCCTTACAGTGCCGAAAAACGCGAAGACGGATCGGTTCATCGCCGCCGAGCCAACAGGGAATGTTTTCCTGCAGCTCGGAGTCGGGAACTATCTCCGTCAGTGCCTTCGTCGCGTTGGTATCGATCTTGATGATCAGTCGGTCAATCAGGATCTTGCGGCGCGCGCTTTGGATCTAGGTCTCGCGACCGTCGATCTTAAGGCTGCGTCGGATACCATTCCGTCGGCTTTAGTTTGGCAACTATTGCCGTACAGCTGGGCCTCTCTATTATGGGACCTTCGGTCCCCTGAGATCCGAATCAAAGATGAGTACGTGCCCCTGGAGAAGTTCTCTTCCATGGGAAACGGCTTTACCTTTGAGCTGGAGTCGCTTATCTTTTGGGCTCTTACAGAGTCCCTGAGAGATGCGATGGGCCTGACTGGGCGCGTCTCTGTATATGGAGATGACATTATTTGCCCTTCAGAGATGGTTTGTCGCCTCACGGAGCTCCTGTCGTTCTGTGGCTTCACACTCAATGTGAAGAAATCTCACTCGACCGGAGTTTTCCGTGAATCATGCGGTAAACATTTCTTTGGAGGCTCAGATGTCACGCCCATATATCAAAAAGATATTCCTGACAACGAAGACCATAAGGCGTATCGGTTTCATAACCGCCTGCTCTATCATGCTCTGGACCGAGGATATTTCGACGCTCGCGGAGTTACGATCGCTGATCGTAAGCTGCGTGGCGCCGTAAAATCCTCAAAGACGGTCTTCGAGAAGTTCGAGCGAGTGCATGAGATACCGATCGCCCCGGATCTCCGGTGGCGTACCCTTGACGGCGGAGTAGCGACTTCACTCCGTAACGCCAAGCGGTTCGTCTTTATGTCACAGAATCATCGTAACATGCACGGCCATTGGAGGGCGAAGGTCTTGACCTTCGTTCCAAAAGATGTTCCGTGTCATGTCGGCGCGTTTTATGCTGTTGTGCTTCGCAGCACACACGGACGGAGCTCGGTCCCTGATCTAGGTCGCCCCTTTGCTGGGACGATCAAT